ACACCACCTTATTAATATCACTTGACGGGTTATAATATATTGGGTTTTGTTGTCCAGCAGGATTGTCAGGATAATTTAATGATTGGAACGGCGCCACCGATAATTCAGAATTAATAGCAATCATTTGAGCATAATCACCATCAATCATAAGTTTAGTTCTACTGAAAAATGATAGGATACCAGTATTATTTAACCCAATTTTTTGCAAAAATCCGGGACTAGCTAATCTTGTAATAATTAAAAGATTTAATAATTCAGAAACATCACCATAACTTGACGTATTTAACCTATTCATAACATACCCATCAAAATCATCAGACATAACCAATTCTTGTATATATAAGTTTCTTGGTCCTAAATCCATGATAGTTGTTGGATATTTTAAATTTTTTAAATTACCACCATAACCACCAAATATACCTTCTATAACTGAAGCAGGACGAGGTCTATCCATACCAATAAATTCAGAAATACTATCATTCCAAGGACTACTTCTATAATAAAAATTATTAGTGTCTTGGTCAAAATAAATATTTTCACTACAAATTCTACTCACAGGTCGATTTTGACTATTGAAAACAATATCATTAGAAAATGAAAAAGTGTAAAGAACTCCATTAATCCAATTGTTCGTAAATAAATGAGAAAATACATTTCTACATGCACCAAACATTACTTGAATCCTATTTGTCCATTCAAACACTACTTGAAAATCTTGACCTGATAATAAAGAAAGTATTGGTTGAGTAATTAATATGTAACAACCACCATCAAACTTAACTTTACCACCACCAAAACTCCAACAAGAATTTCCTTTATCATATATTCTTAAATTATTTTTTCCACCAATTTCTTCACTATAATAACACCCTAACGGTGCCATATCACCACAATTAAATGACTTTAAAATTTGATTAACAAGTTCTGGTTCAGCATCCGGACCAACTATTGGTTCAGGTGCAAAAGCCCCCGCTTCTCCCACAAATACATTTGATGACCCCGTACCACCAACACTTTGATTAATAGTTGCACCATCATCAGTTACAACAAAAATTGCAAAATTAGTGTTTGTGTGTAAAGGGAAACTATTACCTAAATTATTTTGTACAACTGTTGATGTTGGTAATCTATCAGACCTCATCACTATTTTACGTTGATTAACACTAGTTAAATCAAAATTTAAAACCGCCGTACTTGGATATTTTGGCGCGTAATAAATACCTTCAACTGAAAATGGGTTACTTCCAGTAGTTTGATTTATATCTAATCTCTGATAAAACATAGTACCACCTTCAACTATCTCACCTAAATAATAACCTCTATTATCATTAGGAGAAACGTTGTATGTTCCCGCTCTTCTATTATAAGGAACACTAAATACTATACACTGTATGTCATAAGTATACTGAATGTCCCACTCCATAATAAACCCATTCCAACCACGCGTTCCTTCTTGATAAGGAAATGGTGGGTTATCATCATTCGTATATTGGTTAACCACTTTAGACACTGTAGATGATGGTGATGTCACGGATGATAATGTAGGAAGTCCATTTACCGGAGTAAAACCACCGTTTGTTGTATCTAAATTAGAATAATACGTATGTAAATTACTCGAGAAAGCACTAAAACCAAATGTTTCAAATAATGGGTTAGGTGGTGTTATAGATGGTAGAAAACGAAACGAATTAAAATAAAAATCAGATGTTAAATTACTATTAGTAATATGATTAACACAATTTAAAGTACCTTGAATTGGGTAATTTAATTTATATTTTTCACCCATTACTATTGTTGATGAATTACCAAAATTATAACCAAATAATCGACTTAAATCATATTGAACTTTAGTTCTACTTGAATTAGGGTCAACACCTCTAACCAAGAAAATAACTTTCTGTTTATCCATTGATTTATAATAATCTATAGGTGAAAAATATCTTTCTATTGTTGACCAAGACAAGTGTGGATTACAAGGAAACGCAAATTCTTGAGGTTGGCTTACACGATAAAATCTCATATCGTTATTTAAAAACCTATTATAAAATGAATTATTGCTGTTCCAATCATTAGGTAATGAAGCCGTACTAGTATTACACATTCCACTATATTGAGCATAAGTCATACCTGTAATAACTTGAAAATATTCAACATCCATAGGGAATCTAGCATATCGAGGGTCACCTGAAAAAGTAACAATTTGATATGATACAGATTGATTACCTGAAGTACCATCAGGATTTGCATAAGTAATCGAAATTGTTCCGGGATTAGTTGTTGACCCACTATTTATTGTCGTACCTGTAATGGTATTTGTACCATACTCATTTAATGTAGTTCCGGTATTAATAACATTTTTATCTTTTGATAGAGTAAAATCTTGAAAAGATAACATAGTACCCGCTTCTAAATTTGTTGCACTTTGAGTACATACTATCGCAACCACATTATCATAATGAAAATTAGTTGTTGGTGTCGGAGGATTTAAATCCGGTTGAAATGTTACTTTAATTCTATTAACCCCCCCACCAGGATTATCACCACTTTCATTAAAATATTTTCCTTTAGTATTAAACAAATTTAATCTTTCAGATACAGTTAAACTCGATGAAAAATATAAATATTCAGGATTATCCGCAGATAATGCAGGGTCTTCGTCATCATTTGTTGATATAACTGAAGTAGGAACTCTTGTTGAGGGTGTAAATGACGCATTGTCAGCATTACCCAAACCATCTCCCGCAAATAAATTTTGATAAACAGAATCACCTGTGTTAACACCGGGTACAGGTGGTGGTCCGGGTGTTCCATTATTTAATCTATTAATCTTATATTGTGAGGCGATTTCAAATGGGGTTAATAATGATGAACCAGCCCCTTCAGGAAGAGATTCGTCTGGCGCGTCTATTTCTAATTGTTCTACATCAGGTTCATCTTTAGGTAAATCTCCATTATCACCACAATCACAAAATGAACACTCCGGATAAGATAAATTTGGTATTTTAATATTTTTTAACTTATCAGGAAATTCAAGAATTTGTTTTGCCAAACGATTAGCGTCTGATATACCAGGACAATTCATTTTGTCTCTTAATTTTCTAAATCGTCTACCAATTATCGGCAATGCCCCAAGAATACCTAAAAGTGGTTTTAAAATAGCCGCACAAATAAACCCAACAAGAAGTATTAAAGGATAAAGAATAACGACTAATATTATTCCTATAACTTTAAGAACAAACCAAAGAATATGAATAACAGGTATTAATGAGATAAAAACAGGTCTGAATAAAAACAACATTATCCAAAATAAAAAATAAATTAAGTCAAACCTAAAAACACCATCATTTGTTGGAAATTTATTGTTCTCACTTTCACAAGAATCATCAATAATATTTTTAATACCAATAAATTGTGTATTTAAATACCCTTTTCTATATTGGTCAACTAATTGAGATACAGTATAAACTTTATTATATTGCATTAAATAAAACGTATCTGTACAATCTATTGCCGATTGAAAATCAACATAATCATCCCAATCTAAACTAAACGCATATGACTTCTTTTGAAGTGTTGCGTTTGGGTTTGAACCACTAGTTGTCCAACCGTGTTCTTTAACATTTGGTACTAAAAAATACCCTCTTCTAACAGGTTCTGATATTGATGGTGATTGATTCCATTTAACTTTGAATCGGTATTTACCTTTAGTCGGGATACCTTTTTTAGGGTCATCAGATATAACTTGTTCCCCAAACTCATTAGTTATTAAATAATCTAAATTCATTGGGACATCTACTAACCACGCACCATTATCATCAATAACTTGACCACCTTCTTCTAAATCCACTGTCTCTAAAATTGGTTTACCCTGAGCATCTAAAAAAATAGTTTGTCTTATTGCTAATATTTCTCCCGGGCCGGTTACTAAAGTACATTGTGAACCGGATTTAAGTCGGGGTTTACAATTTCTCGGAAGGGCTTCGTCATCGTTACTTGAAACAATCGAACCCATAAAGATGGATGTTGGTCTAATATCAATACCGGATTCTTTAGATAAATCAAAATCAGTTCTTGTTATACCCAAATTACATATTTCAGGTTGACCCCATAACGGCTCAACCTCAATAGTTCTATTAAAATTAATAATTTGAGGTAACGAATTTAAATTTGATGATGCTTTGAAATTTATACCAGCAACTTGAGTTGGTGTTGCAAGACCCATTCTAATTAAATCTTGAGGTGATAATGAAAATTCCCCAATATCTGATAAGTCAATATCAACAACAACTGTTTGACTTCCGGTTGGTACACCAAAAATCATATAGTCACCGCTAGAGTTTGTTACAGTAGAGTATTTGTAGTATTTATCGTATACCTGTATTAAAGTTGGGTCGGTTAAAACATCCTTCCGATTAAAAAAAGTTCCTGTTGGATTATGTCCACTATGAGATTTAACATATGGTAGTAGATTATATCTATAACCATCTTCATTTAAATCTGTTAATGTTTTATACGGATATAAATCAGAAGTAACAGGATTAAGTTCGTCATTTGTGTCTAAAGGTATAAACACAGAAACTTTAGCATTTGGAATACCAAAACCATTGTTCACACTTACCCTACCAACAATTACCCCGTAATCAGAGCATTGTCTAGTATATATTTGACTTTGTAATAATTTTAGAGATAGTATTTCTAAATACTCAAATTCTTGGTCTATCAAGACGTTAAGTGATTTGTCAACACCAGGCTCAGTACGTATTCTAAATGAATTGGACATAATAATCTTTTTTAATAAATAGTTTATATACTATTTTCAAAAGATAATTCAATAAATTTTAAAATAAATTGCTAAGAGAAATTAACCGTTTTAATATTTTTAACTCTCACATTGATATCTTTGTTTGGATATCTAACTTGATACACTTGTCTTGGTTCGGCAAAAATTGTATCATCAACTAATTCAATTTGTTTAGTTTCCGAATCAATATATCTTTGTGATGTTTGAGAGGAAGAATATTGACCACCAACTTTATTAAAAAATGTCATGTCAGAAACGGAAATAACCCCATTTTCACTTTGAACTAATCTTCTTAATTCTGATACATTAACATTTTCACCCATTTCTTGGTTTGTTGGGTCAAAATAATCTGTGATTATATTAATTATTTGAGAAATAATAGAACCTTGATTTTGTGAATTGTCTAACACAACGTCAACATTTATTGCTAAATCAATAACATTTGCACTTTCAATTGACACATAATCATTAATCATACGATAATTTGACAGGTAGTTTGCAACATTATTTTTTAAAGTGTTTGAAACAATCTCAGTTAATCTACCAGTTTCATCATATGATAACATTTGAACTTTAATTTTATTATTCTCTTCAGTTATCGCAACTTTAGCCGGTGCTCCAAATTGTGAGGGCATTGTTCTAATGATTGATTCATAATCATTTACTGTAACTGCTCTGTTTTGTGCTGTAAAGTTATATGAAACTAAATTTCTAACTTCTTCTGTTGTTGGATAGTTTGCCCCACCAATAGCCGCTGTAATATTATTACATCTTAATGAATTAACCACAGTCGTATTAACTGATTCAGATGGACCATTCACAAAAAATGAAACTGTACCAATTTGTGTTATAACCCCAACACCTAAATTAGTTCCTGTACCACCACCAATTCTATATTGAACAAATAATGTGGTATTAGGTTTTAAAGTACTACCTAATGCGAAGTTATTAGAATATTTGTATAAATTTAATGGTTTACCATCTCGGGCAAATTCTCTTAATTGTTCATCAGCCGATTGACTACCACCACCAAAGGTCATTTTAAAGAAACCTTCAGGTGTAAATTCTGTTATGAATTTAGTTGCGGTATTCACATATCTACCAACTTTAATACCAGGGTTATCCGAAACTTTTGTTGGGTCTTCAATAAACACTCTATCTTGGGCTAAAGCCTGTACTTCAAACCATCTATTATCAACACCTAAAAATTCTTGATTTGAGGGTACATTGGCGTATTGAGTTCCATCTTTTAATAAAACACTTGTTACTCCTAAAACGGTCTTTTCAGGTAAAAATAATTCAAAAAATGGTCTAACATCATTTGCGGTAATAACTCTTTTAAAAACTTTAGTTATACCATTAACAACGGTCTCACGTTTAACAATTGTATAATTTAATAACTTATTGTTTGAGTCGAAATTTGGGATTTTTAGTCTATTAGGAAATCCGTCTGCGTTTGATGGTGAAGAAAAATCAATATCATAAACAGTTTCAAATACTTGACCCGCGCCACTTACTTGAGAACCTCTACGTAGAATACCACAATACCTTAAATCCTCTTTATCTCCAAAAGCAGGTACAGTTATTGAAAAATCAACTAAAGCAACTGAAGGTCTTTGACCCGGAACTTTTAATCCATAAGTTTTGGCGATGTTAAATACTGATGACCTTTGTTGAGCGTACTGTAATACCGTTTCTTGAATACTTCTATCTATGTTGAATTGAAGGTTGTCGGTAACCGCAGCGTTTAGGTCTAATAATACAGAGAATACACTCGCATCATTAAAGTTGTCAACTAAATCCGGATAATAAGTTCTTGTAAAGTTTATTAACTCGGTTCTAATTGATTGGAAATCTCTCGTAGTATACGATATTTTTTTATTTGCCATATTCTTTAAATATTTAGGATTACAAAATCACTAGCGTTAAACACGTCATTATTTATTTGATAATCTATTTTTACTTTCGCAGTGTGTTCTTTAGTTCCAATACCCGGTACTCTAAAAACACGTGTATCGTATTGGTCAACATAAGTACCTTTATCTTCTTCACCATCTGATGCCGCGGTGATACTTATGTTTTTAATTGTTATTCCCGGTATATATTCCTCAACAGCGTCCCTAATTTCAGCATCAATATCTGAAAATGTAGGACCATCTAATGGTTCAAAAATAAATTCATACAATCTTGTACCAAAATCGGGTAAAAAATATCTACTTCCTTTTCTAGTCAATAATAAATGTATTAAGTCCGTTCTTGTTTCTTGAGTACTATCTGTGGAAAGGTCTAAATACTTTCCATCATAAGAATCCCTAAAAGGGAAATTAATACCATATGTTTTTCCATCTGCCATATCTATAAATATAGTGTCGTAATTATTTCTTATAAATAGAGTAAAATAAAAAATCACGACCAAAGTCGTGATTAATATTTATTTCTATTAAGAACCACATCCAAAACACTCAAATTCTGTGTCTGTTGGTTTTGAAGTTAGTTCAACTGTTGGTTTCTCAATTGGTTTTAATTGACCAACTTTTGAGATATCCACCGCCAAGTGTTTAGCTCCGGTTGATATCGCTTTAGTTCTAACATAATAACAAAGAGTTTTCAATCCTTTACCCCAAGAATGGAAGTGTGATGATGAAATCTTTGATAGTGTTGGATTAGACATATAGATATTCATTGATTGTGATTGGTCAATGAATGGTGCTCTGTCTGCCGCCATATCAATAAGTTCTCTTTGAGATATTTCCCAAATTGTTTTGTATTTTGGAATTAAATGTTCAATTCTTTTAACTTTCTTGTTATAATTTTTATCTTCTTGGTCAAGATAATTATTAAAGTTAATATTTTGAATTGACCCTTCATTCATAATGATTTCATTTTTCAAATCTTCAGACCAAATACCAATTTTCTCAAAATCACTAATTAAGTATTTGTTAACAATTAAAATTTCTCCTCCAACTACACGACGATTAAATAATGCCGAGTGAGCCGGTTCTGTCATTTCAAATGAACCTGTAATCTTAGCTGAAGATGCAACTGGCATCTGAGCCGTGAATAATGAGTTACAAACTCCGTGATTAGATACTTCTAATTTAAGTGAGTCCCAATCCCACATTCTTCCTAAACCTTCATAATCTAACCCCCACATATCGAATTGGAATATACCTTTTGACATTGGCGAACCGTTAAAGAATTCGTATGGTTTGTATTCACCTGATTTACATAATTCCATACTTTCGGTGATTGCCGCAAAGTAGATTGTTTCAAAAATTTCTTTGTTTAATTGTTTCGCCTCTTCAGATGTGAAGATATAATCCATTAAGAAAAATACGTCAGCAAGACCTTGAGTTCCAATCGCAATTGCTCTTTGTTCTAAACCACCTTTTCTACCTTGTTCAGTTGAATAACTATTAATGTCAACAACTTTGTTAAGTGCTCTAACAACCTTTCTAA